TTAAGGAATTTAAAGCAGCCTTCCAAAAAGAAAATGGTGATCCTTTAGTTGCATATGTTATTAGTGTTAAAGATTATGAAACTCTTGCATTGAATATGGCAGAGATTAAGAGATATATTGAACAACAGAAATCAATTATCGTTTATTATGAGGAAGCAATTAAACCTCAAGTGAAAGAGAAGGAAACAAAATGAATTATGCAGATTTAAAGCAGACAATTATCAACGAGTGGAATAGTGACGCAAAATATTCTAATGAACATCTAATAGAGATGGGTGCAGAAGTTAGTGTTGAAATTAAAAATGCTCATGCTGATAGAAAATCTATTATTGCGTCAGTTGCTGATGGTATAATTACAGCTGGTGTAGAGAGTGGAAAATACGAAGTTAGTGATATGGGTGAAGGTGGTGTTAGCGATATTTGGTTTAAAGGTTATATGGGAGCCGTACCTATTCCTACTCCAACTTTAGTGATTAGTGATTCTCCTATGGTAACTTTTGAAGAGATGGGTATGTCTGAAGATGAGCATGAACATGAAGATGGTACAGTACATTCTCATTCACACGAAGGTGAACATTCTCACGATGATGAAGAATATACTTATGAAGATGAGGAAGAAGAAGAGCTACCAGACTTTAAAAAAATGTCTAAGAAAAAACTTGATGATTGGGCTCTTGACCGTGGTATAGAACTTGATCGTAGACATACTAAAGCTCATATGATTGCAGAACTTAATAAGAAATTATAAGGAGAATCTTGTGGGTAAATTCAATAATAAAATAGAAGCGGAATATAATCCACCTAAGCAGTGGATACTATCTAGAGCATTATCATACCAAAATGATAAAATAGATATTTCAGCCCTCAAAGATGTTGGTGTTGATGCAGCTGGTAATAAGATTACTTGTAATAAAGGTTTTAAAACTGACCTTGCATCCACTCCTAAAATTCTATGGAATTTAATTGCACCTTGGGACGTAGCACGCGCTGCAATTATACACGATCTCCTATATCTAAAGATTCGTCAATATCGTAAGAAATGTGGTAAGTCACTTAAAAATGCTGAAAACCCATTAATAATTTCAAAAGCAAAAACTGCGGCAGATAATGTATTCTTGATGGCCATGAAAGATTCTAATCCTAAAGTTTCATCTTGGAAAATTTATGCAGCTTATAATGCAGTTGTAGCTTTTGGTCGTTGGTCTATTATTCCAAGAGAGGGTGACGATGACCAAATGTAAAAATTGTGGTCATGATTCCCATTGCCAACTCCCCCTTATGAAAGAGTTTAGAGGTGTTTCTGGAAGTGGTGGTATCGAAGGACAGATTGAAGTCTGTAAAACTTGCAGATGTGTGCAATGTGAACCTAAAACAGATTGGGGTTAATCATGGATAAAAAACATCTGCAGAATGTAGGTCTAACTTATCTCTCCCATTTAAAATTTACAACAGGAGAAGTATTACGTTTAATAGGTATGGTATTCGTAATGGTAGTTCATGGCTTTATCCCTTGGGTGTGGTCTTGTAAATTTAGTAATTATATTGCTAGTGCTAGAATGAGAATTATGGTTATAACTGGGATATCGGAAAAAAGAAATAATGTGGATTTTTTTAATCAGTAGTATTGTTGGCAGTATACTTGGGAGTGCAGCTGATAGTTGGTTTGCAGATACCAAGGCTGGTGTGTGGTTCTATAAAAAAGTTGATGATGTTTCGACATGGGCTTCTAAAAAGTTGGGATTGAAGGTACTTGAAGATGAAAACAATTGGAAAGCTAAACATCCCCATGTCAGTCAGAAGATTGACGAACTGGAAGCCAGAATCAATAAAATAGAAAAAGGAGATTAACATGATAAGTAATTGGATTTCATCTAGAGTTGGTGAAGCTTCTACTCATCAGGGAATAATAGTTGTTGCAGCGACTGTCGCAGTATTATTCTTTGCCATACCTTTAACCAAAGTTATTCTTTGGGGTGCCCTTGCTTGGGGTGTCTGGTCTGTTACGAGAAGTGGAAATTAAATAATGGCTGAGTTGGAGACAGAAGTTTTACTTCTTAAAAAAGAATTGCATGACCAAGCAAAAATACATGATCGTTTGGATGTGGCAATAGAGAAGTTAACCGATGTCTCCAACTCAATCCATCGTATGCTTTCTGTTCATGAGGAAAAGATTGCAAGACAAGAGGAGGCACTAATAGCCACAGAAGATCAGATAGAAAGACGTAGGAATGATCTAGAGAAAAAGATTGATGAGCTCCATTCTCGTATTACCACAAATACTAAAGAAATAATGGGTGCTGCGGCTATACAACACCTTGAACAAAATAAAGAAATACAAAAAATACGCGATGAGCTCAGTAGCAGAGTAGGCGTTCTAGAACGCTGGAGATGGATCATCATAGGTGGTTCTATCATTGCAGGATTTATTATACAAAAGTTTTTGATAATAGGGGGTTGACAAACTCCTTTACATGATGTAATATGTGTTAATGAGTTCATATATTGACATAAAATACCTTAATATAATATCACCACAACTCCAGAAATTTAAAAAGAAAGATAATAATCTTTCGAATTTTAGATGTCCTTATTGTGGTGATTCTAAAAAAAATAAGACAAAAGCTAGAGGATTTGTATATCAAAGGAAGAATGATTTATTCTTCAAGTGCCATAATTGTGATGTTGGTACTACAGTGGGTAAGTTAATAGAGTATTTGGACTCTAAAACCTACAAAGACTATATAATGGAAAGATATAAAACAGGTAGTGATACGATCACTCCAAAACCAGAGTTTAAATTCAATGCGCCTGTATTCAAAAAGAAAAGCGTTCTCAAAGGACTCCTATCTATCTCTGAACTTGAATCAGACCACCCTGCTCGAAAAATCGTTGATAAAAGAAAGTTACCCAATAGCTCGCTTAGGGACATCTACCTATGTGAGTCGTTTTATAAATTCACCAATACGTTAATACCAAACAAATTCCCTTCCTTGGATGGAGATCACCCAAGGTTGTTAATACCGTTTCGTGACGAACAAGGAGAAATATTTGCATATCAAGGAAGAGCGTTTGGAATTGAAACCCCTAAGTATATCACCATCAAGTTAAAAGAACGTGATAAAATATTTGGGCTAGATAGAGTAGACAAGTCCAAACATTTTTATGTGTGTGAAGGCCCATTAGATAGTTTGTTTATAGATAATTGCCTTGCAGTTGGAGGTTCTGATTTTGATAGACTTGAAGGAGACTTCACAGTTATATTTGATAATGAACCAAGAAACAAGGAAATCAATAAACAGATTGAAAAGACTATTAACAAAGGTAGCAGTATCGTTCTGTGGCCAGAACAGGTTAAAGAAAAAGATATTAATGATATGATATTGTCTGGAATGTCAAAAGAAGAAGTACAAGAAATTATAACGAATAATACCTTTTCTGGCGCTGGTGCTAAATTAAGGTTTACAGAATGGAGAAAGATAAATGCCTACTAATTTCCTACCAACATCCTATCAAGAATTTATTCACTTGTCAAGATATTCAAGGTGGTTGCCAGAAAAAGAACGTAGAGAAACATGGGATGAAACTGTAGGAAGGTATTTTGATTTCTTCAAAGATCATCTAAATGATTTGCATGAATATAAACTTACTGATAAACTTAGAAATGAATTAGAAGACGCAGTTCTATCTCAAAGAGTTATGCCATCCATGCGTTGTCTTATGACAGCTGGTGAAGCATTGAAACGTGAGAACATTGCTGGATACAACTGTTCTTATGTTGCAGTTGACCGTCCACAGGCATTTGATGAAATTCTGTATGTACTAATGAATGGTACTGGTGTTGGGTTCAGTGTAGAACGTCAATATGTTACTAAACTTCCAGACGTTGCAGAAGAATTTTTTGATTCTGACACTACTATCACAATTTCTGATTCTAAGCTGGGGTGGGCAAAGGCCCTTAAAGAATTGGTTGGTATGTTGTATATCGGTCAGATTCCTCGTTGGGATTTATCTAAGGTGCGTCCTGCTGGAGCTCCACTCAAAACTTTTGGTGGTCGAGCATCTGGTCCAGACCCATTAGAGAATCTATTCAATTTTGCAGTTAATGTTTTCCGTAATGCAAAAGGTCGTAAGTTATCCTCTATCGAATGTCACGATATTGTTTGTAAGATTGCAGAGGTAGTAGTTGTAGGAGGTGTAAGAAGAAGTGCGCTCATAAGTCTCTCAAACCTCTCTGATGACCGTATGAGAGCGGCTAAGTCGGGTCAATGGTGGAATACAGAACCACAACGAGCTCTGGCAAATAACTCTGCATGTTATACAGAAAAACCAGATATTGGTGTATTCATGGATGAGTGGAAAGCTCTCTATGAGTCTAAGTCTGGAGAACGTGGTATCTTTAATCGTGAGAGTGCAGTTAAGATGGCTGCAAAGAATGAACGTAGAAATACAGAAGACCATGATTTCGGTACGAATCCTTGTTCTGAGATTATTTTACGAAGTCGTGAGTTCTGCAATCTATCTGAGGTTGTTGTTCGTGCTTCTGATACACGGGAGTCTCTTTTGGA